TAATATTTTCTTTTAAATCTAATAGTTGAATACATTGATTTTTATTATTAATATATATAGATTTATAACTTAATATTTTGTTAACACATTCTTCATTATATTTTTTCTTCTTTTCTTTTTTTTTTTCTGTATAATTATAAATTAATTTAATTCCCTCTGAGGTATTAATATATTTATCTATAATTAATTTTCCATATGTTGTATCTTTGTGGCATTTTTTACATAATGGTACTAAATTATGTTTATTATTCTTATGATGATGATCTATCATATTATTTTCATCTGCTTCACATTGTTCTTTAATATGATGTGTTTCTTCAGCTGGTTCTGAACATATTTTACATTTATCAATAATTATATCACTATTGTAATGAGAAATTTTTTTTGTATTATTTTCTAATTTATTTTGAATACTTTTAGCTAATGATACAAATTCGCTTGATAATCCCAATGCTTCACATACCGTAATACCATATATTGATGGACCAGGTCCCTCTTTTAATTTTCTATCATAAATTAATACATCATCTATATATTTAATCTGTAAATGATATACTTGAAGATTTTTTAATTCTTTTAATAAATCTAATTTTGTTATTTGATGTAAATGAGATGTAAATACAAATGTTGATCTTTTATTACATAGTGTATATAATCCTGCATATACAATAGATAAAGCAGATGTTGTTTCGGTTCCTGAACATAATTCATCTCCTAATACTATGGATTTTTCATCTGCTCTATTCATTATACTTCTTAGTTCGTTCATTTCTACTGCAAAAGTAGATTCCGATCTAAATATATTATCATTATTTAATATTCTAGTAAATATTTGTGTATATGGTGTATATTTAAATTCTGAACATGCTACAAAAAATCCAGATTGAGCTAAAATTAAATTTAATCCAACTGCTTTCATAAATGTTGATTTACCACATGCATTTGTTCCAAATAATAATATACCATCTTTTTCTTTTCCTAAATTAATATCATTTGTAATATATTCTGTTTCTAAATTTATTCTTTCTACTATTGGATGTCTAATTCCTTTGATTATTATATTACTTTTTTTATTTTCTTCTACTATTGGTTTTATATAATTATTATCAATTGCTATTTTAGCAGCACATGATGATACATCTATATCTGATATAAATTTATTTATGTTTTTTAATGTAATATTATATTCTTTATATAAATTTTTCATAATTTTATTATATAGTTCTTTATTCATTTTTGATAAATTTTTAAATAAATCATATCCTTTTTTTGATAGAGTTTTCATTAGTGGAATTTCTACCCATATATTTGAACCATCTTTTGTTTTGAATGTTATATCATTTGGATCTATTTTATATATAGTTTTACCACTAGAACCATTATTTTTAATTAATATCTCTTTATCTATTAAATTTTTCATTTTTTTCTTTAATGTTTCACTTCTCTTTTTAGTAGTGTATAATCCAAATAAATCTTTTTCTTTACTAAAATATATCTTTACCGAATTTGAATCATATGAATCAACATATGAACACATTTTATTTGCTATAAATTTTATATTATTTATTAATTCTACAATATTATTATCAATTATATCAATATCTTTATTATATCCTTTATTAAAAATAGATCTATCAATTAAATGAATTGGATCATTTGTAATATTTTCAAAATTAAAGATGTCTTTTAATTCTATTTTAAATTGTTTGAAAATAATTATATCTTCTTCATAATTTTTATATAATCTATATATTGAATTATTTTTAATATTATCTATTACTTTATCAACATATTCATATGATAAATATGTTGATACCATATGAAATGGATCAATTAAATCTAAACTCATTAATCTCACTGTTTTTTCTAAATCTTGAATATGAATTAATTCGGATCTAATTTCATTATAATATTTATCTATTTGAAAGTTTTCAACTTTATTATATCTAATATTTATTTTATTTGAATCTAACAGTGGATATAATAATCTATTTTTAAACATTCTTTTACCCATTGATGTTAAACAAATATTACATATTGACAATAAAGATTCATTTTTTCCTTTAAAATATGAATAATTATTAACTATATTTAATTGTCTTATTGAATTTGCTGTTAAATTTAAAAAATTTTTTTCTTCGCATTCTATTGGTTTTTCAATATTTGTTAAAACATTTACTTTATGTTCATTTATATATTCTATTAAATAAATATATGATAATCGTAAAGCATTATTTTTATCTAAATTTAAATTTTCTAAATTTGATAACATATTATCAAATGTAAATAAATCATCTAATAAATTATTTTGATATGATGGTTTTTTATAAATATTATTATTATAATGATTTATTCTATAACAATCGTGAAATATATCCCATTTATTTATAACATCATCTCTATTTAAATCATAATTTTCTGTTTGAAATATTAATTCTGATGGATTATAAAAATTAATTAATCTAGATATTTCATCTATACTATAATTATTATCTTTATCATTTTGAATATTATGTATGTAGTTTTTACCTGTAGATAAATCTATTGCTGATAAACCACATTCAAAAATATTATTATTACTATATTGATATTTTTCTATATATATTGATAATAGAAAATTACTTTGTTTTTTATTATATTCAATATCTGTTCCAGGTGATAATATTTTAGTAACTTTTCTTTCTGGATTTGGTGGTTCTGTTACTTGTTCAACTAATACTACTGTATAATTATGATTCAATAAAAAAGAAAAATATTTTTCCTGCGCAACTAAAGGAAATCCACCCATATAATATACTTTTTGTTCAGAAATTCCTGTTTCTTCATTTAAACATTTATACCATTTTTTTCCTACAACTACATTTAATACATCATCACATATTTTATGAATATTGGTTTCGCCAATTTCATTTCCTGGCTCAATAATAGCACACATTTCAAAGAAAGATCCAATTTGCATTAGTAAAATAGTATTTTCTCCATATTTTATTTTATATTCTTTTAAAAATTTATCATATTCGAATATTATATGATTATTATTCATATTATTATTATTATTATATATATATAAGAAGATATCTTTAATTATTATTAAAAAAAAATTATATCTACTTTTTATAATAATTAATTTGATAATATTTTATTTTATAAAATAATATAAAATGCATTTGTGGTTTATTCCATATAAATATAATAAATTATTTATATATTTAGATAAAGATGGATTAGAAATTAGTGGAAATATATTAACACAAACTAGTTATAGAAGCAATGATTTAATAGGAGCATATTATAAAGGTGTAATAATTAAACATGTTAAAACACTATCACTTATTGAAAATAGCAGGTGTATATATTCATGAATTTAAAAGTTTATAATGATGTCTATCAATCTTTAATATGTTATATTTTTTTCATTTCAAACATTATTTTTTTTGATAATATTGTATATAATTTATCATCATTATTTATCCAATATTTATAATCTTCTATATGTGTATTTTCAGAACATATTCTATTTATTTTTATTAATTCATGGAGTAATTCTATAACCTGATATGAAATACCAGTAAAGTTAAAAAAATTAAGTTTGTGGTCTGGTTTAACTATATAATCTTCTTCATTAAATATATATGAAAATTTACCTTCATGTGTATCATGTAAAATATAATGAGAACCAGCTATATCTTCCCATCTTTTAAAATGATAATCTAATGTTTCTTTTTCTTCCAAATATTTTTTATATTTAATAATATTTTTACATATACTCGGTTCATTTATAAATAATCTTAAAATACCATAAATATTTTCATCATTTGATAAAGCATATTTCATTATAAAATAAATATTTATTAATATTTATTTTATAACGGATGAATTATATTACAGTTTTTTCTTTTAATCATAATATAAATACTTTCTAAAATTTTGTAAATAATTATTGTTATTATTCCAACAAACATAATATACAAATAAATTAATTTATTTTTATATAATTTATCCATATCATCTATAAAATTTTCATAATTATCTATATATAAAATAATTAATATTATATTTACAATTAGAAATCCTAATACATAAATACCTATTAATAAAATTAATAACGTTAATATAAAACAAGATTTATAACTATCTTCTCCAAATTCATATTTTTTTTCAAAATTCCACATATCATTATTTTAATGATATATTATAATATAATTATCAAATTTAATAAAAAAAAATATCAACCATATGAATAATCAATTTAATGACCACTCTAAACTCCAGATAATTCAAACAAATATTAAGAGCCAACATCATGTAGATGGCGGCAAATTGAAATTGAAATCAATTGTCTCTTTTCAGAACCATTAAGGTTAAATAACATTTCAGCTATCTTAACAATTAATTCCTAAGCACTAGAACTTATTTAGGTTAATAATGAATACTTTTTGTCACATATTATTTCGAAACATAACATTTGTGAACTTGTAAACATACAATATATCGTTATAATTAATAAAATTTTTCATATAATAGTAATAAATAACTATTACAAAGACCGTTATTAATTTTAATTAGAGCCAAATTAATGAAACTACTACTTAAAATAATACTAAACTTTGGGCATCAAGTACCTTTTTCGTCGAGTCGATGAGTAAGAATAAGAATATATTGTTTTTTTTTGGTTATTCCTGGACTTGAACCAGATTTATGATTTTTCTCATACTGCCCTACATATAACCGATAATTATTTAATTAAAGAAATTCAAATTTATTAGCGATAAGAAAAATGAACCAAAAATGAACTAGATAAAAAAAATGTCTAATACTACAGATTATATATAATCAAGGATTGTATACTCATCAAGCTGGATGCAATGTGCGACGCAGTTATCATGAATATCTCATAATGATTTTATACAATCTGTAATATTAAAGTTATTGTTAGTTTCCATGAAACAGATTTGCAGTCTGTAACACTTCTAGAACTCAACTCCTTTAACCACAATGAATTACTTATACTAAAAGTGTATAAGGTCCATGGTCTCCCTGCGATATGATATAGTGTGCGCTGTTCTAATGTTTCTATCATTGAAAAGGATCAATGACCGGTATATAGATCTCCATTAATTACTATGATATGAGCATCAAGTACTCTTTTCACTAAAATTAATGGTTTCTATCGAATACCTTGACTCCATCAGTCGATATCATAAAGCATGTGTTTAAACATTACACATCTCTGGGTTTCGAACCCAGCACAAAGGCTATAAAATGCCAATGCTACCCAGTAAAGATATGCGATTATCTTTGTTTAAAAGAAATTCAAATTTATTAGTGAGCGATAATCAAACACAAATTCTATTTAAATAAAATATAAGTAATATTAATGATAAAATCTATTTGTTTTTTATTACTGTTTTTTTTTATTATTGTAATATTATATTATCTTTTTAAAAAAGATGAAAAAATTATTGGACATGGAACATATATGAATGTATATAAAAGTAAAAAAAATATTGTTATTAAAAAATATAAATATTTAAATATGGATTTAATTTTAAAATATTTATTATATTCAATCATTAATCCATTTAAATATGATAATATTAATATTAGTAATAAAATAAGTAAAGATATATTTAATAGTGTAAAAATATGTAAAAAATATTTTAATAATTGTAAATTTTTTGCCAAAATATATAAAATTGATTTTAAAAATAAAGAATATGAACAAGAATATATTAATAATGATTTTACAATTGAAAATTGCCCAGATTACAAAGAACAACTACAAGAATTAAATAAAATATTAATTAAAACTGGGTATAATTTGTATGATTGTAAAGAAGATAATTTTAGAGTAGATAATAACGGAATATTAAAAGTAATTGATCCGATGTTAACAAGAAATAATCCATTAGATTTTTCATCTATTAATCAAATATATGATTCAAAATTTAATATTTTAAATAGTATTAATTTATATGATAATAGTAATATTTTTATTAATGAAATAAATTCATAAAAAAAATTTTTGTTTTTTGTTTTTTTTTGTTTTTTTTGTTTTTTTGTTTTTTTGTTTTTTTCCTTCACTTCTGCTTCACAACACTCTGGACATGCATGAGTGCTTTTTCCCTCTTCTGGGTAGCCTTGAACTCACGTTGGTATGACTTCAAAGTCTTTGTCAGCCTCTGGATGTCCTTGTGATACATCTCTTTGCGATTACTGTTCTTCCGGAAGGCAAGGTTGAGCTTTTCAAGGTTCAAGACAAGCTTCATGTACTCCTTCTTCACAGAAGCGTAATCCTTGTTTGCCCCCTTGATCGGCTTCAACTCTCTGGGCTCATGGATCTTGCGAACAAAACATGGCTTAGATGTCTTGTCAAACTTGTAATCAGTGAGCTCGAGCACATTGACCACAAATGAAAATCCAACGTTCGAACATGGATTCTTCAACATCCACTCTTCAGTTGGGGCACAAAACCACTTATGGTTAGGGTATGTTGAAGTGACAAACTTCTCACCCTTGCTGATGGGACCTTTCCCCTTACTCATCAACTTGTGCTTTCCGTTGCTAACCCAGTAAATGTTCATCGGAACTGATGAAACATTCTTGATGATAAGAGTACACCGACCAGCCTGAATCTCCTGTGTGGACCAAGACATAGTTGTGTTTCTCCTAACCTTCTGATTTGCGAGAGAAATCAACTTGTCAGGGTAGAACTTCTTCACCTTCTCAGAAATGTAGAAACTTCTCCAGATCTCGTTGAGGTTGAAGTAGATGTTGTTCTCTTTGTCAATCTGTGACAAAGAGCAAACATCATTGACTGTCAGAAACTTGAGGATGTATGGCAGGAAAATCTCAAGTGGAATGTCAAAGAATGAAACATCAGTTCCACAATCACCATGCTTGACAATGGAACCACATCCACACTTACACATATCAACTGGAACCAACTTAGCATCCTTGGGGTTTTCTGGCCTAGGAAACTGACACTTGTAGCACTTATCACGATGCATGTAGCATTCAGCACGACACTGACCACATGTCCAAGCACGAACACCTGGCTGACTGAAACCCCAACCGTTCTTTCCCTTACCCGAGCAAGGAATGTAGGTGAGACCTCGCTCATGGCTGTCCCACTGGTTGCGAGTCAGAAAACCAGAAGGCGGTTGACCAACTCCATTTCCAGGTGGACGCTGA